ATGGCTATTACTGAGCAACTGGTAGAGGCGATTGAGAACTCTGAGGATTGGCAGGAGAGGTATCAGCGGCAGGTTCAGCTTGAGGAGAAGATGAGGACTGACGGGGTGGATCGGTTCTGGATGATCCATGAGAAGAACAGGACGTTTCAGCAGGAGTCGGGGACTCGTTCGGTGAAGCGACTGTTGAATGCTCATTTGCTTCCGATGGTGGAGGCGATTGATGCTTTTATGGCGGAGGCTCGTAGCGGGAAGGCCGGTAAGAAACATACGGCTGTCCGGTTTATGGAGAAGCTGGATGCTGAGGCTCTGGCATTGCTGACGGTTCGGACGGTGTTGGATGGGTTGAGTAGCCAGAAGAAACTGGTGGCGGTTGCCCGTGAGATTGCCCTGTTGATTCAGGATGAGATTTCCTATCGGACGTTTGCTGAGGTTGACCAGGTGAACCACAGTCATTTGGTGAAGCGGATCAAGGGAGATACCAAGCATAAGCAACGCTCCATTATGAAGCACAACATGAAGGGGCGGCAGATTGAGATTGAGCATTGGTCGGTGGGCGATGAACTGAAGGTGGGTTCCAAGCTGATTGATCTGTTGATTCAAAGCAGCGGGACTATTCGATTAGGAACGGTGCAGTACGGGGAGAAGAAACGGGAGAAGGTGTTACTGCCCACCGCGGAAGTGATGGAGTGGCTGAAGCAGGAGGATGCCCGTTGTTCGTTAATGTCTCCTACCTTTTTGCCTTGTGTGATCCCACCGAAACCCTGGACGACTCCTTATGATGGAGGTTACTGGACTGCAAGGGTACGCCGGTTGAAGTTGATGAAAGGTTTCTCGGTGACTAAAGAGTACCTGGAGGAACTGGCGGAGCATGATATTGATCCGATCTATGACGCCCTGAATGCAATGCAGAGCACACCGTGGGCAATCAATGGTCGGGTGTTGAACGTAGCGAGAGAGTTATGGCAATCCGGCAGTACCCTCAGTGGGATTCCTGAAGCGGATGATCGACCAGCACCGACCAAGCCTTCCTTTCTGGATCAGGATGATTATCCGAAAGAACTCTGGACGGACGCAGAGATGAAGGAGTTTAAGGAATGGAAGCGGGATGCTTCGGATATGCACTCCATGAATCTGAAGAACAAGTCGTTGCGGTTGCAGTTTGTGAAGGTACTCCACACAGCAGAACTGTTTGAGCAGGAGTCGGAGATTTTCTTCCCGCACCAGATGGATTTCCGTGGTCGGGTGTATGCAGTGCCGTTGTTTCTGAATCCACAGGGTTCTGATTTCTCCAAAGGGTTACTGACCTTTGCGGATAAAGTTGCCATTAAGGATGAGGAGGATGCTGACTGGCTGCGTATCCATGGAGCCAATGTGTATGGTGAGGATAAGTGTTCACTGGCGGAGCGTGTGCAGTGGGTGAAGGGTAACGAGATGACAATCCTTGCGGTGGCTGAAGATCCATTTAACCATCGCTTCTGGTGTGATGCGGACAAGCCATGGCAGTTTCTGGCTTTCTGTTTTGATTACGCTGCCTTTATGTTTCAAGGATTCGGTTATGAATCTTCTTTGCCTGTGCAGATGGACGGTTCCTGTAATGGCTTGCAGCACTTCTCAGCAATGCTCAGGGATGAGATTGGTGGACAGGCAGTGAACCTGTTACCTGGCGAGAAACCTTCTGATGTGTACGGCATTGTCGCTGAGAAGGTATTGGAACGGGTACGGCAGGACGCACTGTCTGATGACCAGGAGATTGCCGGTTATGCAAAGGGCTGGTTACAGCATGGGATTACCCGCAAGGTTGCCAAGCGTCCGGTAATGACACTCTCTTATGGAGCCACGGAGTTTGGCTTTAAGCAACAGATCTTTGATGACACGGTGAAACCTTATAAGGCCAAGGTGAAGCGGGAAGATTTTCCGTGGGACGGTTCTGGCTGGAAGGCTTCAGCGTATATGGGTGCCTTGATATGGGAGTGCACAGGTAAGGTGGTGATTGCTGCCCGTGGTGCGATGGAGTGGCTTCAGGGGGCTGCCCGTTCTGCATCGAAAGAGGAACTGCCGGTACGGTGGGAGACTCCTGACGGTTTACCCGTGGTGCAGAGTTACCCACAGATGGACACCAAACGATTCAACCTGACCTTTGGTGGTCGGCGTGTGGTGTTGTCGGCGGGTAAGCCTAAGAGTTCGCACTTGAATAAATCCAAACAGGCTTCAGGGATTGCACCGAACTGGGTTCACTCCATGGATGCATCTCATATGCGGCTGACGGTACTGGCCTGTTGGCAGCATGGGCTACGCTCGTTCTCTCTGGTACACGACAGTTATGGTACTCATGCGGGGAATGCCTGGATCATGGCGGAGTCGCTGCGGGAGGAGTTTATTAAGATCTATGACGTTGATGTGCTGGATAAGTTCAAGCGGGAGATTGAGTGGCAGTTGCCAGAAGGGAAAGAGCTACCGGCAGTCCCCGCTAAAGGGAATCTGGAACTGACTCAGGTTAGGGAGAGTGAGTATTTTTTTGCCTGATTCTATACCAAAAGGCATTGAATGACGTTTAAGGGGGAGTCCATTGTGGCTCCCTTTCTACTATCAGCCAGTGCATTGATACGCTTCAATAAACGCCTGTAAAGCTAGATATGTTTTATACCTGTGAAGGTCTTTCGGATTGTCTTTCAGATACTTGGTAACAACCCGTACATTCTGACCAAGTGTAATACCGTCAGGCCAACAGAGCTTAAACATGGAGTCTTTAATCTCACCTCCCATTTCTTGAGCGGCGACCACTAATTCTAAAGAAGACTGTACTCCCTGGATAAAACCTAAACACATGAATACCTGCTCAGGACTCCTGAAATCTCTGGTTTCTATTGCGTATTGAGCCTCAGTACACATCTTCAGTAACTCGTTTCCATCGTTATTACCGTTAGCACGTGTGAGCGTCGGAATACATAGGGTAAAAAGAACCAGTATCAACCCACGGACACACTTATTGTTATTCATCCCGCTTTCCCTGATTTAGTTATTGACTCCATTGAAAGAGATTACAACACATTATTGGTACAGGTACACGTCAGTTTAATTACGACACACTATTGGAAGAACTCTAAGACAATCCAAAAGACAAACTATAAGAGTTTCTATAAGTCTTTCTATAAGAGTTTCTTTAAGTTTTATCTCTATCTTTATTATCTATTAATAATCATTAATAAAGAAATAACTATAGGTAACTCTTTAAGAGATCTTGTGGATGATCTTGTGGATAGTCTTCTAGTTTCTCTCCTGATGTGTCGGTGAATAAAACGATTACAACACACTATTGGAATAACCATTCCTTTCTCCCTTCCCATTAATCGCAATTCAGAAAAAGAAAAACACACATGGATACTCACGACAGGACTATTCAGGAAGATCCTTATGATCTTGAACTGGCGATTGTCTATTGGCAGAACGATCAACCGTTGCCAGTGGATATTGCTTCCCGACTTTTAGCTCATGGATATGACGTAGAGAAGCTGGAAGAAAAATACAGGCCGTAACTGGCGGCTTGTTTTTATTTGAATGAAACGCCAATCACGGAGAGAACTCTTACATGGCACAGAAGAAAAAGCGTAACCCACGTTATGTCAGTGATATTGGTATTGCTGTCTACCCATATCTGCTTGAACCAGATGAATACAAAGGCAAGCTGGACTACAAGACCAAACTGAAGCTGGACACTGATGCTCAGGTCAAGAATGCCAAAGGTGAGTCATTAGGTTCAATGGCAGAGTTTCTGGATAAGGCGGCGGATGCTTCTTACGAGAAATTCAAAGAAAAGTTTAAGGGAAAGCTCAACTCGAAAGGGAAACCGATTAAAGTTGAACGGGCTGATCCTTATTACTTCGATGACACAGGAGCAATGATTTGTTCCTTCAAACTGGCAGCACACGTTGAGCCGGAAAATGGTAAACCTTTCACTCAGTCTCCTGCAATTTTTGATTCAAAGGGTAAGCCGTTTGATGGAGACAAGCTGTGGGGTGGTTCCAAACTCCGTATCTCTTTTGAAGTAATCCCTTACCACATTATGTCGTCCGGCGATGCCTCTGTCAGTCTCCGTATGAAGGCTGTTCAGGTACTTGAACTGAATCAGGGCGGTAATCAACAGGCGGACTCGTTCGGTTTCGGTGAAGAAGAAGGTTATGAATCTTCAGGTGCTTCGGCAGAGGAAGAAGGTTTTGGTTCTGAGGAAGGTGAAAGCTCAGACGAGCCTTTTGAAACCACTGATGAGAACGGCGACTTCTAACCAGTAATGCCTAAGTTTAATCCAGGGTTGCTTCATGGCTACCGTTCAGGACTTGAAGAACAGGTAGCGAAGCAACTCAAGGATGCGGGTATTGATGCAGGATATGAAACGGAGAAGGTGGGTTATTTAAAACCTGCCCGACTCTCAAAGTATACGCCGGACTTCATGCTTCCCAATGGCATTGTGATTGAAACCAAAGGCCGCTTTCTAACGGCTGACCGGCAAAAGCATATCCTTATCAAACAGCAGCACCCTGACCTCGACATTCGGTTTGTCTTTAGTAATTCCAGAGGACGAATCTCAAAGAACTCCAAGACGACTTACGCCTTATGGTGTGAGAAACATGGATTCCAATACAGCGACAAATGGATTCCTGAAGCATGGCTCAAGGAGGCACCACAACCAACTCGCTTTGATGCGTTGAAAGCAGCGAGTCCTGATAACAAGAACAAATAACCATGAGAAACATTGACCATATTATTGTCCACTGTTCGGCAACTCCGGCGACGATGGACGTAGATTCAGTGACCATTGATCGCTGGCATCGTGAACGCAAGTGGCTTGGTAACGGCTACCACTATGTTATCAAACGCAACGGACAGGTGGAGTCTGAAGCCACGGGGCAGAAGTGCCGACCACTGGACAGGCCTGGCGCACATGTGGGGGATTGCGGCAGAGGCTGGAATAAACGATCCATCGGGATCTGTCTGGTGGGCGGTACGGATGCAGAAGGCAAGACCGAGAGAAACTTCACGCCGGAACAAATGGAAAGCCTGAAGTCTCTGTTGGAGCATCTTAACGATTGCTTCCCGAACTGTTTGATTATGGGGCATCGGGATCTGATTGAATTAACGGATGCAGCTAATAAGAAAGATTGTCCTGCCTTTGATGTGAAAGAGTGGCTGGAAGAAGTGGGTCTGTAATTAATTACAACACACTATTGGAGTAATCCAATCAGCAGTGACAGGCGAGTAATTACTTTTGATCTGGCAAATCAATTAACGCAGCAGTTAGCCATTCCACGCACACAACTCTAACCCGTCTTTTCGTTTTGAATGGATGGGTTTCTTTTTAATAGAACTCGATAGCGGAGATAAAGAGTTATGAAACCATACATGAAAAACCTGACACCACAATGTTACGTCATTCTGAATCACCTAAAGAAAGGCCGGACATTAACCCAACGCTCGGCACTGATGGACTTCGGTGTGATGGCATTGCCACGTCGTATCTCGGATCTGAAAGAAGCGGGTTATACCGTTCATTCCGTGATGGAGAAGAACACTCTGACCGGACAGCGTTACGCACGTTATTCATTGACCAAGTAACAGGGAGTCCCATGGCTAAACACACAACAGTCGTCGTGGTTCATAAGACCAAGACCAATAAGAAAGGCCAGACGTTTCTCACCACGGCCAAGCCGGAAGTTCGTCGGGTGGTAGCAACCTATGACGATGGACGGGTGAAGGATCATACCGGTGAGGTGTGGTCAGTGAAAAACAATACGGAAGGACGGGCTACCTATATCACGGTGGCCTGATCTTTTAGTTAATCAAACAACCACAGCGAGAATAAACCATGTTTAACAAAAGCCTGAAGCAAATCCTTTCCAGCTTTGAGAAAACCATTACGGAGCTGGATACCTTGATTACCCGCAACTCAGAAAAAGTGGATGTGAACTCTGCGGTTATCCGTGATCGTCAGTCTGAGAACAGCCGGTTAATTGTGCAATCACACCAAGCCAGAAGTGTCTCCGACAAACTTCGTGATCTGATCGGGGAAGCCTGATGAGCGAGTGGGTTGAAACCCATGTTGCTTGTCCTATGTGCGGTTCTTCGGATGCCGCTTCGATCAACGACAGGGGATGGTTGAAGTGTTTCTCCTGTGGTAAGAGCCAACCGGCGGAGGGCTATGAGCAGCCTGAAGGGAGTCAGCAGAAGATGACAGACAGTAAAGCAAAAGGGCTGGTTCCTTTCGGTGAATACTCAGGACTGACCAAGCGGAAACTCTCAGAAGAAACCTGCCGTAAGTTCGGGTACTTCGTTGGGCGTTTCAAGAACCAGATGGTTCAGGTGGCTCCCTATCGGAATCACGATGGACAGGTATGCGCTCAGAAGATCCGTTCTGCCAATAAGAAGTTCTGCACTGCCGGTGAGTTCAAGCAGCTTCAGTTATTCGGGCAGCACTTGTGGAAAGACTCAGGGAAGATGCTGGTGATTACTGAAGGTGAGATTGATGCCATGTCAGTGTCACAGATTCAGGGTAACAAGTGGCCTGTGGTGTCTATCCCCAGTGGAGCTCCAGGTGCGAGCCAGTCTATCAAACAGAACCTTGAGTGGGTCTTAGGGTTTGAAGAAGTGATCCTGATGTTTGACATGGACGATCCTGGTATTGAAGCGGCACAGAAAGTTGCTGAGTTATTCCCTCCTGGTAAATGCAAGATCGCTTCCCTGCCTCTGAAAGATGCGAATGAAATGCTGGCAGCAGGGCGGGGTAAGGAAGTGATCTCGGCGATATGGGATGCCAAGTCGTACCGACCTGATGGAATCGTTGAGATTGATGAGATTCTTGATGAGATCGAAAAGCCAATTGAGTGGGGGCTGAAGTGGTTCCTGCCGACTCTCCATAACCTGACTTACGGTAGACGCTACGGTGAACTCTATGCCTTCGGTGCAGGGACGGGCTGTGGTAAGACGGACATTATCACTCAGCAAATTGCCTATGACGTAAAGACATTAGGTGAGCAGGTGGGGGTGATCTTCCTTGAGTCCAAACCTGTTGAAGTCGGGAAGCGTATCGCCGGTAAAGTGGATGGTAAACGCTACCACGTGCCAGACGCACAATGGGATAAGACGCAGCTTAAAGCTACCTTGCAAAGCCTGAAGGGTAAGGTGGTGTTCTACGACAACTGGGGTGATACCGAGTGGGACGTAGTGAAAAAGAAGATCCGCTTTATGGCGGTATCCAGAGGGATCAAGTTGATCTACCTCGATCACTTAACCGCAATGGCAGATACCTCCAACGAAAAAGAATCCATTGAACAGATGATGAAGGAAATGGCGGGGCTGGCTAATGAGCTAGGCATCATCATTCATTTTGTCAGTCACTTATCCACGCCCGAAGGCAAGAGCCATGAGGAAGGTGGGCGGGTAATGATTAAGCACTTCAAGGGTTCAAGAAGTATTGGCTTCTGGTCTTACTATATGTTCGGCATTGAGCGTAACACTCAGGCGGAAGATACCAGTGACCGACACACCACGACCTTCAGGGTTCTCAAGGATCGTTATACCGGACAGGCGACGGGTAACACGATCAGTCTCCATTATGACGAAGCGACAGGTTTGATCTCTGAAGATCAGCCGGAGGACTTTGGGTTTGCTAACGGTGGGACTGAAGAAGAAACCAATACGGATTTTTAGCACGTCTTTAACTATCCACTTCGGCATAGCTAACCGTTAGGGAAAACACCAACAACAATAATGAAAGTACTCGTAGCCTGTGAGTACAGCGGGAGAGTACGTGATGCCTTTACCAAAAGAGGCCATGACGCTCTTAGCTGTGACTTACTGGACACGGACTCACCTGGGAAACATTACACAGGTGACGTATTTGATCTACTGAACGAACCCTGGGATCTGATTATTGCCCACCCTCCCTGCACTGCTTTAACCGTTGCCGGTAATCGTACCTACGGAGAGGGTAAGGCGAAGTACCCGCAACGGCTGGAAGCTTGTGAATGGACAGAGCAATTCTGGAATAAGTGCAAAGAAGTATCACCGAGAGTCTGCTTTGAGAATCCGGTGGGTGTACTTCCAAGACTAACCTCCATGCCTAAACCTTCCTACGTTCAGCCTTATCAGTTTGGTCATCCTGAACAGAAAAAGACCGGACTGTTTCTCCATAACCTACCTCCCCTTGAACCCACGGATAACGTCTATGAATACATGATGACATTGCCCAAGAGAGAGAGAGAGAGGATCCACTACCTGCCACCTTCACCGGATCGCTGGAAGATCCGCAGTATCACCTTTCAGGGCATCGCTGACGCTATGGCGGATCAGTGGGGTTCCCTCGGCTGAAGTAAACCACTGCATCGTTATTCGTTAGGGAAAACAAAAATGCAATACCTTGTCTTTGATATAGAAACCAACGGTCTGTTGGATCAGTTGGATACCGTTCACAGTCTGGTGATGAAGAACCATGAAGGTGATGTGTTCAGTTGTCACCGTGAAGCGTACCGCACCATTGATGATGGTGTGCAAATACTGGACGGTTCAAAGGAAAAACAGATTGTTCTGATTGGGCATAACATTATCAACTTTGATGTACCGGCTATTCAGAAAGTCTACCCGCAGTTCTCCATTAACCCTGACTATATCATTGACACATTAGTTGTCTCCCGACTGATGTACCCAAACCTTGCGGATCGGGATTCCGGTTTAATCAAGGCTGGAAAACTCCCACCCAAACTTCGGGGATCTCATGGGTTGGAGGCGTGGGGTTATCGCCTCAATCTCCATAAGGGTGACTACAAGAAAGAGATGGAAGCTCAGGGGATTGATCCGTGGGCGCAGTGGAACCCTCAGATGCAGTCTTACTGTGAGAATGATGTGGAGGTGAATGACCTTCTCTGGAAGAAGTTTCAAAGCCTGAAGATTCCACCAAGAGCCTTGGAGTTGGAAACCTGGTTCGCCTATATCATTACCCGACAGGAACGCTTCGGATATGCCTTCCATCGAAAGAAGGCGGTGGCCTTGTATCAGACGCTCTACCTTCGTCGGGAAGAAATCGACAAGGAACTGGTGAAGGTGTTCAAGCCTCGCTATGTGAATGGCGGGTTGTTCACGCCCAAGAAGGACAGCAGTCGTTACGGTTATACAGAGGGAGTTTCCTTCTGCAAGGTGAAGCTGCAAGAGTTCAATCCAAGCAGTCGCCAACAGATCGGGGACAGGTTGATTAAGGAGTTCGGCTGGAAACCCAAGGTGATGACCAATGGTGGTCAGCCACAGATTGATGAAACCATTCTCAGCAGACTCCCTTACCCGAACTGTAAGTTACTGGCGGAACGGTTTCTGGTGGAGAAGCGTATCGGACAACTGGCGGAAGGTCAGAATGCGTGGCTGAAGCTGGAAAAGAATGGTCGTATTCATGGGCGGGTGAATACCCTGGGGGCTGTGACCGGACGGTGTACGCACAGTAAGCCGAATGTGGCTCAGGTGCCTGGTGTTTATTCACCTTATGGAAAAGAAAGCCGTGAGTTATTCCATGTACCGGACGGATTCAAACAAGTCGGGGCTGATGCTTCGGGTCTGGAACTCCGTTGTCTTGCACATTATATGGCGAGGTATGACGGAGGGGCTTACGCCAGGATCATTCTTGAGGGTGATATTCATACCGTCAACATGGAAGCGGCGGGACTCGCTGAAAGGAATCAGGCCAAGACGTTTATCTATGCATTTCTCTACGGGGCGGGTGATGAAAAGATTGGTTCCATTGTTGGGAAAGGTGCAGCCACCGGTAAGAAACTGAAAGCCTCCTTTCTGAATAAGACTCCTGCCCTTAAACGACTTCGTGAAGACGTATTGGCTGCGGTGAAACAGAAGAAATCCCTAAGAGGTATCGACGGGAGAACCCTCCATGTTCGTTCTGAACACTCTGCTTTGAATGTCTTGCTGCAATCTGCCGGTGCGCTGCTGGTGAAACAGGCGACCGTTAATCTCTATCAGGAACTGACTCGACGTGGGTTTGAGTGGGGTACTGACTGGGGAATGATGGTTCATTGTCACGATGAATGGGGTCTGCAAGTTCGGGAAGGTCTGGAACAGGAAGTTGCTGAAGTATCTGTATGGGCTTTTCAGGAAGCAGGTAGACAGTTCGAGTGGCGTTGTCCGTTGGATGGTGAGGCAAAGATTGGAATGAATTGGAGTGAAACACATTAAAGGACTCATAAGGAATGCCAAGAAAAGCTCTGAGGTTTGAAACCACAGAGGAAGGGTGTTTTGTTTGTACCTCCCATAAAACTAATCCAGATGGTTACTTCAGAAAGAACTTCAACGGTGTTTCAAAAATGTTTCATAGAGTTATGTGGAAACATCATCACGGCGAAATACCAGAAGGGATGGAAATAGATCATCTTTGTAAAAACAGGGCTTGTTGTAATGTTAAGCATTTAAGAGTTCTTGAAAGATCCTATCACAAAGTAATTACCAATCAGACTCGTTACCTTGAGAGATTTCAGAAGGCTAAACAATATTGGCAGGATAATAAACCGACTGGTGTTGAATTAGGTCGCTTATTTGGAGTCACTCATAGTTGTGGTTCTTATTGGATCAGGCAATGGAAATCTGAATTGAATTAATTACAACACACTATTGGATAATCAAAAGGACAATACCAATGGGAAATCACCAGAAGAAAAGAATCGCTGCACAGTTTCATAATGCTCAATATGAAAAGCGTAAGCGATGGAAACAGTCTGGATTAAAGCGTTTACTGGATTGGCTGCAATTACGGGTGATGCACAACTTCACCGATTCCACGCTGTATATTCGCAATGCTGTCTAAACAGACGGTGATTGTCCTGCAACGCTGTTATTTAAAACCGTTCACATTGCAATCGCAATATGCCAGAGACAATAGTCGGGAAGTTGCCGAGTTATCCAGCCGTGGATTAATTACCACACAGGTTTCCACTGAGGAATATGGAAAGGTGTGGCGGGTTAATGCGGCTGGTAAAGCGTTATTGGAATTGAGTGTTTAATTAAAATGAAAACTACAGCACTGATCGACGGTGATATTTTCGCCTATGAAATAGCAGCCTCCGCAGAAGAACCGATCCATTGGGGTGATGGACTCTGGACACTTCACTCTTTTGAAGAACCTGCCATTGCCAAACTGGATGCACGTATGGCGGAACTTCAATCACTCACTAACGCTGATGAGTTAATCGTTACCCTCACCGGTACGGATAACTGGCGGTATGACGTATTGCCTACCTATAAGTCTAATCGTGTGGGGCAACGTAAACCGATGCTCCTGCGTACTCTGAAAGAACACCTTGCGAAACACTACAAGACCTTCGTGAAGAAGAATCTTGAAGCTGACGATGTGTTGGGGATTCTGTCTACCTGGGATGGACTCAAAGGTGAGAAGGTGATTGTCACCAAAGACAAGGATCTCAAGACCATTCCTGGGAAGATCTTCCTGAGTCATAAGCCGGAACTGGGCGTGATGGAAGTTAGCGAAGCAGAAGCGGATCTCTTTCATTTAACTCAGGCATTGGCGGGAGATATTACCGATGGTTACGCCGGTTGTCCTGGGATTGGGATGGATACTGCCAGTGATCTGTTGGGTTCTCTGACGGGGTTTGAGTGTTATGAACATACTTTTAAGTCCGGCAAGCGGAAAGGTGAGACAGAGACAAGGTGGCGCAAGATTCCAATGGAGAGTCATTGGGAAGTGATTGTGTCTTGCTATAAGAAGCAGGGACTTGGTGAAGAAGAAGCCAAGGCTCAGGCGAATGTGGCTCGGATACTTCGGGCAGATGAGTATGACTTTAAGACAGGGGAAGTGAAGTTATGGATGAACTGATCGAAGTTGAATGCTTTATCTGTGACAAACAGCGAGAGTGTCAGGAAGCCATTATAGCGGTATCGAGTGATTCTATGGTGATTCGTATTAAACGTCCTGTCTGTTCGGCTTGTATTGAAAAACACTCAGAGTCGTCTGATGAGCCAACGTGAAAGATTCCTTAAAGAGAAACTTCAGTCTGCTTTGTTTTCTTTAGAACAGGCGAGTGTTTCTCTGAAGGATGCCGGTTATTCAAAACTGGCGGAGGATCTGGAAGTTACTTCCCATAAAATCAAAACACAGCTTAATCATTTACACCATATCGAAACAGGGAAAGAGTGATGAGTAAGAAATCAGCAAAAGAAATTCTGACTGAGACTGTTAATAATCTGGAAGGAATTCAGGAACAATTAAAAGTCATTAAGGAAATGTCAGTGGGGGAAGTGATGAAGCAAGAGGGAGATGAAACGGCTTACGCTCTTGTTGAAATCAAAATGGCGAAGAAGTTTCTTGATACCATTATCTCTGATTGGAACGGTGACTAATGGATAACGTCACTCACCCTAATCATTACGCCGGACAAGCAGACCCACTATTAATCAAAGTCCGTGGAATATTCGTTACCGACTGCGACTCAGTGAATATCGAATGTATTCAGGCCATGGTGAATCAAATGGATTCAGTTGATGAAATTCGTGGGTATCTCCGTGGAAATGCTTTTAAATATCAGTGGCGGTATCGCAATAAGAATGGGCTGGAAGATCTGAAGAAAGCCAAGGTGTATTTGAATTGGCAGATTGATTTGGAAAAGGCTGTGAGTGATTACTGTCAGCTATCTTCGGTTATTGGAACTTAATCTCCATATTTATTGGAACTATATCTCTGTTTATGGGTCTACCATTTATGAGGTGAAAAGGAGTTTCCAATAATGATTGGCCTGTTTTTAGTGATATGTCTCTTGGTGAGTCCTGTATCTTTGTATAAGGTTGCAAGGGGCTTTAAGAAAGAAAGTTTCACTAATCAGCTATTGAGCCTTTGGTTCTTATCCTATCCTGTGGTTTTTTTAGCCACACTACTTAACAGACCAGTATCCACTCCTGTAGAGATTTATATCTCGATAGGTTTACCTTGCTGGCTGTTATGTAGTTTGGTTTTATCCTCGGCAAAGGGTGTCTAATAATCTACGCTAGCGTCAAAGGGATCATGCCTGTCTACGTATGCTTGAGTATTATCCAAATGGGCTTGATCTTTAATAGGAGTACATGCCTTACCTCCCCATAACTGTTTTGAGTGAAGGTTTTTCAACTCAGGAAATTCTTTTCTCAACAACCTTGAGGTGGTTCCGAATATCTTTTGACCTATGTCAGATGGAGAGTGGTCTGACTGTATGAGTAAGTGTATATGATTAACAGCAGCGGTCACTGCTAGTACAGTAGCACCAATTTCTTTTGATTTTTCCGTCAGAATTTCCTCTGCTCTTTCCCGTATATCCTTCTCAAATACTGATTTTCGATATTTAGTTGCAGCAGTGAAGTGATAACAGTTGTTGAATGGGGCGTAATCAAATCTCGTAAACATTATTTCCTCATAATATTCAGGCTTATGTTTGTTATAGCGTCAGTTCCAGTATAGAGATTGAAGACTGATTCCAGGATTATCCTGAATAACAGGGGTGTATACAAGATTGAGGCATACCCACTGGTTTTTCAATTACGACACATTATTGGAAACTGAAAGAGAACTTTAAGTCTATCTACCGGTTATTTATGAAAGGACATACCGATGCCTGAACACCTCCCGCCCATTCCCAAAGCGTTACTGACTGCTTTACGTACACGGTTCCCTTTGCGAAATCCACAGGTGACTGTCTCTGAACGGGAGTTGTGGATGGAAGTGGGCAAGCAGGATCTACTTGAGTTCCTTGAGTTTCACCTCCAAAAGCAACAGGACAATGTAATGAAGGATAGCCATGTGCTTCGCTAGTTCCCCCAAGATGCCAGAGACAAAGCCTCCGGCTCCGCCTCCGCCGCCTCCTGAAGAATCCGCAGCGAATGAACAGGGTGCAGCTTTGAATGAGGCCACCAAGCCTCGGAAGAAGTCAGCCAAGAGTAAATTACGGATTGATCTGAAAGATTCTGTTACTTCCAACCGTAGTAAGTTTTCCATTTATTCCAACAAGGCTCGCTGATGAGTCGGTTTATCCGGTTCGATGAATCGGAGTTGACCTATGTGACAGGCGAGCAGATGGAGCCTTATATCCTTAAGGGGATGGAGGAATATGAGCGACGACTGAAGTCTGAATACGGGGATGCCCTGTTGAGTCCTGAAGAAGCCACGGAGGTTACCCTTCGGGATCATCATATTGTGTTGATTAATGGTCAGTACCTGTTGGGTTATTCCATTGGCAGTGAGTTCTTCTCGAAAGCCCATGTGATTCAGGAGGAGTTTCTGATTCGGGTAGCACCAGGGGATGCCTCGCTGTGTGATGTACTGTGGATCTTCTCGTTACTGAAGCATCTTCACAAGGTTGACCACTGTTATGTAGGGACACGGGCAGCGCACAATCAAGCAGCTATCAGGCGGCTTTACAGTCGTTATGGTGGTAAAGAATTACTGACCATTATGAGGTTTTAATCGTGGGTGGAATTGTAAAAAGCGTTAAGAAAGCGTTTAAGAAAATCGGTAAAGCCGTAAAGAAAACCGTGGTGGGTTCGGTGTTTGGTATCGGGAAGAAAGACGAAGTGAAAATTCCTGAACCCACACCCACTGCACCAGAAGCTCCAACGCCAGAAGAACAAGTACAGGGCGGGGTGCAGAATGAAGACATTAGTCGTAAGAAAAAACGTGGACGTGGTGGCTTGCGTATTGATTTGAATACAGGTGGTTCGGGCAGTACCGGCCTGAATGTACCCAACGGCTAACTGATTGGAACTGAATACCAATCAAGGGACTGCCGCTAAAATTTATGCAAGGGCAGCGACGGAGAGAAAACCTTTTCTGGATCGGGCAAGGAAAGCCGCAGAGCTAACCATCCCAAGCCTGTTACCACCAGAAGCACACAGTGGTTCCTCCAACCTGCCAGTCCCTAATCAGAGCATCGGTGCCAGAGGTTTAAATAACCTTGCCGCCAAACTCAGCCTTGCCTTGATGCCGCCTAATAGTCCGTTCTTTCAATTTCAGGTGGATGATTACACCCTGAAGGAAATGACGCAGCAGGAGGGTATGAGAGCCGAAGTTGAAGAAGCGTTGGGCAGTATTGAACGGGCGGTGTACGGTGAAATCACGGCACACGCCATGGACGTAACGGTAGGAGAAGGACTGAAGCAACTGATTGTTGCCGGTAATGTTCTGCTCTACTTGCCACCAGAAGGGGGCATTAAGTCTTACCGGCTGGATCGTTATGTTGTCCGACGTGATCCGATGGGCAATGTGCTGGAAATCATTGTCCATGAATCTATCTCCCCGTTGTTACTGCCAGAATCTATCCGTGAGAAACATACTCAGTCACAGGCTGAGAAACCGGATCACCTTAAATCCAAGTCCGTTGACGTGTATACCCATGTGAAAAGGGGAGCCGATGGACAGTGGACGGTGTATCAGGAAGTGAAAGGGGAAAGGGTTCCTGGCAGTGAAGGGACATACCCGAAAGGGAAATCCCCGTGGATTGCCCTGCGCTTTACCAAGATTGATGGTGAAGATTATGGGCGGGGTTACATTGAAGAATACTACGGGGATCTTCATTCCGTTGATTGTCTGCAAAAAGCCATTGTGCAGGGTTCCCTGGCAGCGGCTCGGTTGCTGGTGTTTGTCAGTCCGAATGGACACACACAGGCTGAGGATGTAGCCAAGGCGGAGAACGGTGCAGTGGTAACGGGGAATGCCAGTGATGTGTCCTTACTGCAACTGGATAAATACGCCGATTTCCGTACTGCGAAAGAAACCTGGCAGGAAATTACCACACGATTGTCTTATGCCTTCCTGTTGAACTCGGTGGTGCAGCGTGGAGGTGAACGGGTAACGGCAGAAGAAATTCGTACCGTTGCCAGTGAGCTTGAAGATGGGCTTGGTGGTATCTATTCCATTCTCTCCAAAGAACTTCAGTTGCCTCTGGTGAACCGTGTGATGCATCAGTTGACTCGTACCAATCGGGTTCCGGCATTACCGGAAGGCGTGACTCCGACCATTACCACAGGGCTTGAAGCGTTAGGTCGTGGACACGATCTGCAACGGCTTGATGTGTTCCTTAGTGGGATGCTGCAAACCCTTGGGGCTGAAGCAGTAGCTTCCCGTTTGAATATCGGGGATTACATGAAGCGCAGAGGGACAGCACTGGGTATTGATATGACGGGACTGATTAAGTCTGAGGAGCAGATTGCTCAGGAGCAGCAACAGGCGCAGCAGGATCAGATGCAACAAATGATGCAACAGGTATCCGCACAGGGCGGTATGGATATGACCAAGGAAATTGTGAAAGCAGGAGCAAATAGCGATGAGTGAACCTACTCAGGAAGGGACTGTAGAGAAAACTGTGGCTCCCACCGCCACACCAAAAACCAAACCAAAAGCCAAGCCAAAGGCGAAACCAAAAGCCAAGACAGAAGCTACACCAAAAGCTGAACTGATTGTTCATCATCATTAATAAGAGAGCGTTATGGAAACACTGAATACAGGTAGTCAAACCACGGATACCACTCCGGCTCCTGAAGGCCACGATCAGGCCATGATGGATGCAGTGGATAAGAAGGAGCAGGAACTGGCTCAGATTGGTCAGGAGCAATCCGCTCCGGCAGAGACTCAAGAGCAGGAAAAGATTCTCGGTAAGTTTGAGTCTCAGGCGGATCTTGAGAAAGCCTATCAGGAACTTGAGAAGAAACTGGGTTCCCGTCAGGAGTCAGACGACGATGGTAAAACTGACGATAAAGCAGATGGTGAGATGGATGAAGACAAGGCTTCCGACCTTATCATCAAAGCTAACGTGGACGTTGATGCAATTGCTGACCATTTCTACGCTAATGGTGGTCTTGCTGATAGTCACTATGAAGAACTGGAAAAAGCCGGTATCCCCAAAGCCTATGTAGATCAGTATATTTCTGGTGTCCAGGCAGAAGGGGAGCAGATGCGGGAAGCGTTGTTTGAGGAAATTGGCGGTGAAGAATCCTTTACGGCTATGAGTTCCTGGGCAACAGTGAATCTCTCTGAGTCGGAACTGGCAGCGTATAATCAGACCATGGAAACTGGTGATCTGGACGCTGTTCGTTCGGCGGTTATGTCGCTGGCTTTTCGGTTTGAACGAGCCAATGGCAAAGATCCGCAGTTGATTGGTGGACAGGGTAAGAGTGCTGAAGGTCAGGGCTTTGAGTCTGTGGCGCAGTTGACCGAAGCCATGAAAGATCCACGGTATCAGAGTGATTCTGCGTATCGTGCCAATGTGGAAGCGAAGTTGGCTCGCTCCTCCATTCTGTAACCATGTGGGCGGCTCTGATTACCGGAGCCACTTCTTTATTCAGTAAGTGGTTTGATAACAAAGCACGTTTAAACGAAGCCAAGGTAAACAGAGATATTAAAAGTCTGGATGCCTCTACGGATTACGACACCACGGCACAGCAGAACATGAGACATACTCTGAAAGATGAGTATCTGATTGTCTTCCATACCTTTCCGATTTGGGGGTACGCCTTTCCGTCACTGGAAACGCCTCTGGATAAAGTATGGGAGAAGTTAGCGAGTGCGCCGGACTGGTGGTGGGTAATTTATATTGGCATGGTGATTGCCACTTTTGGCCTTCGTTTTATGGCTAACCGCTTGTTGTCTATTAAGAAGTTGGCTCAATAAACTTCGCAGTTTTTAATTACAACACATTATTGGAAAGAAGACTCTTTAAGAGACTCTTTAAGAATCTCTACAAGAAAAACGATAAGACCTTCTTTTCAATCTCTCCCTGTGTGTTTTCCATAACACGCCCTTCCTCCTTTCCGATGGTTTTCTCCCTCTTTTCATCGGGAAGGCTGGAAGGTTTTTTCTCGGATAATTGTCAGTACCCACCGACGTTTAAATCGTGGGTGCTTCCTAGCTTGGGAAGGGTAAATATTCAAGCCTGTCAAAAGACCCTCCACGCCTCTGACTTCGGTTAAGCGCACCCTGGAGGGTCACTCTTTAAACCGGCCTTTCAATCATTCCTTTGAACACGTCACAAGTCGCACAGGCAGCAACGCCGGTGACTCTGCAACAAAAGTCATAACGTCTGAACAACGGCCTTTCCGGTGTTACCTGCGGGTAAATCTGAAGGACAACCAGAGGGAAGCGTGAAGGCTGTCAGTTGCACAACGCTCAAGGCTATCGCCTAGGGCATCTCTGACATTCGTTCACAAGGAAATAATAACAACAATGGCTAACGCTATCGTTTCGCACCCAGGACAAGCTAATGCTTCGGGTGCTTTAGACAACCTGTTTCTCAAAGTGTATGCCGGTGAAGTACTGACTTCGTTTGAGAAGAAGCAGGTCACTATGGATAAACACCTTGTCCGTACTATTACCCACGGCAAGAGTGCTTCCTTCCCTGTAATGGGTCGTGCCAGTGCGTATTACCATACGCCAGGTGAAGAAATTCTTGGCGGTAAGATCAAGCATAACGAACGTATTCTGACCATTGATGATCTGCTGATCTCTCCTACGTTCATCGCTAACATCGAAGAAGCCAAGAACCATTACGATTACCGTTCTACTTACACCAGTGAACAGGGGAATGAACTGGCGAACTCGGCTGACCAGCATGTGCTTCAGACCGGTGTTCTGGCTGCTCGCTCTGCCAAGCTGATTGATGACGCTGACCAGTTCGGCGGAACCACTATCTATAACGTCGATCCGACGGATGGTGATTCTCTGGCGGAAGCGATGTTTAAGGCAGCACAGGTCATGGATGAGAAAGACGTACCTGAAGATCAGCGTACTCTGTTCGTTCGTCCTGAGCAGTTCTACGCTATGGCTCGTTCCACCAAAGTGCTGAATCGTGACTGGGGTGGTGAAGGTTCTTACGCTGGCGGTAATGTGATCCGTGTAGCGGGTATCACTATCGTGAAGACCAACAACCTGCCTAAAGGTGCGGTTGGTGCAGGAACCAAAGAAGCAGGAACCGGTGACAAGTATGCCGGTGACTTCAGTAATACCTGTGGTCTTATCATGCACCCTTCGGCTGTGGGTACGGTGAAGCTGTTGGATCTGGCTCTGGAAGATGAGTATCAGGTGTCCCGGCAGGGTACCCTGATGGTTGCCAAGTACGCTATGGGTCACGGGATTCTCCGTGGTGAAGCGGCGGTAGAACTTTCTACAGCTTCGGCTCCTTAATCCAGCGGTGATACAACACTCCAATCAGGGGGCTTAGAGATTATCTCTAGGCTCCCTTTTTTATCTCCCTTTTTTATCTCCCTTTTTATCTAAAGGAAAAACCATGCTGACAGTGACTACAGAACTGGATGCGATCAATACCATGTTATCCAACATTGGTGAGTCTCCTGTGAATACCGTGGAAGATAACGGTGTGGTAGACGCTGTGTTGGCAAGGCAGATTTTAACCTCCACCAGTATTGCAGTGCAGACACGGGGTTGGCATTTCAATACCGAATTGGGCTACCCATTAACACCTACGTTTCCTGAGAAAGAGATTCAACTACCGCCTAATTTACTGCGGGTGGATTCGGTAGGTGAACATCGCAGTATTGATGTGGTGCAACGGGGCAACCGCCTTTATGACCGGCGGAACCATACCTATCAATTTGACCATGGCTTTAAGGCGACGCTGGTTATTCTGTTGCCCTTTGATGATATGCCGGAGTCTGCCAGAGGGTATATCACCATTAAAGCTGCACGAACTTTTCAGGAACGGATTGTCGGGGCAGAAGAACAATCGTCGTTTAATGCCAAGGATGAAATGCGAGCCTTGCTGACTCTGCAAAACAGTGATCTGAAGAACGCCGATTACAACATTCTTTCTGATAATTTCACCACGGCAAATGCCCTTGACCGGAGGATCTGATGGGACTGATTTCAACCACGATCCCTAATATGGTGAACGGTGTCAGCCAGCAGCCTTACGCTTTACGCCTGGCTTCCCAATGTGAAGAACTGGTGAATGCTTACCCTTCGGTGGTGGAAGGACTACGGAAACGACAGGGTAGCCGTTACCTTGGGACACTCCCTGACTTAGCCAGTGATCCGTTTCTCCATGTGATTAACCGTGACTCCACGGAGAAGTATGTGGTTGCCATTGTGAACGGTGATCTCAAGGTATTCGATCTGGAAGGGAACGAGAAAACCGTGACCTTCCCTGACGGTAAGGCTTACCTGAACGCTGCATCGCCCATGAGTGATCTGCAATGTATGACGGTGGCTGACTATACCTTTGTGTTGAATAAGACCGTGATCGTAAGAGAGTCTGCCAGTCAGTCTCCGGTGCGGCCTTATGAAGCGTTGGTGTGGGTGAAGCAGGGTTCTTATGGAGCCAAGTATATTCTCAGGGTGGACGGTAAGAGTACCACCTACGTTGTGCCTAATGGTTCTGATGCGGCTCATGCGGATGATGTGACCACGGATTTTATTGCGGAGAAACTTCGTGCCGGTATTAAAGGTCAGTTAGGCGGTAGCTGGTACGTTTCAAGGCAAGGCTCAACCCTGCATATCAAACGGAACAGCGGGGCTTCGTTCAGCATCTCTACGGATGATTCCGTTGGGGATAACGGGCTTGATGTGCTGGTGCAGAAGACTCAGCGTTTCTCGGACTTACCGGCACGATCAGTCAATGGCTTTACCCTGGAGATCTCCGGCGATCAATCCTCCTCGTTTGATAATTATTATGTGACTTATAACACCGAGGGAACGGCGGACGGTGCAGGAGTCTGGAAGGAGTCTCTGAAAGGTGGCGAAGTGGTAGGGCTTGATGCCACCACTATGCCTCATGTGTTGATCCGAAATGCAGATGGAACTTTTACCTTTAAGGTAGCTGAGTGGGCTGACCGTAAAGTAGGGGATCTGGACTCGAACCCTTTACCTTCTTTTGTTGACCGGAAGATTAACGATGTGTTTTTCCACAGGAACCGATTGGGTTTTATCTCTGATGAAAATGTGGTGTTCAGTAAAGCGAGTGAGTTTTTTAATTTCTTTATCTCAACTGCTACTGCCTTGCTCGATGATGATCCTATTGATGTGGGGGTGAGCCATACCAAGGTATCTATTCTCCGCCATGCCATTCCGTTTAATGAAACCCTGTTGCTGTTCTCGGATAAGACACAGTTCCAACTGGGGGTGACGGATATTCTCACGCCGGAAACCATTAGTATTAACCAGACTACGGAGTATGAATGCTCCCTGAAAGCCAAGCCGGTAGGTGCAGGGCGGTTTGTGTATTTTGCTGTGAACCGTGGGGCTTATACCGGTATCCGTGAGTATTACGTGGATGGTGATACGGAGTCTACCGATGCTCAGGAGATTACTGGGCATGTGCCACGGTATATTCCTGGGGGTGCGCATAAGATCGCTGCCAGTAGTAATGAAGATGCCATTGTAGTGTTGACGGAACGGGAACCCAATGCCGTGTATCTCTACAAGTATTACTACAGTGGTGCGGAGAAGTTACAGTCGGCGTGGTCTAAGTGGGTATTTCCTGCCTGTGACCGGATTCTGGACTGTGAGTTTATTGAGTCGCAACTGGTGTTACTTACTGCCCGTGAAGGTCAGGTGCATATTGAGAAGATCAATCTGGAACCTGGGGCGATTGAAGAAGACTGGTCACTTCATGTTCACTTGGATGGTGTGGTCAGTGAAGCTCAGGTGACGACTCAGTTCAATGAAGGTGATCCGACACTGGAAGGGGATAACACCACCACCATTACCCTGCCTTATAAACACGACACAAGTAGCCAACCGTTGCAGTTAATCACGGCTCCTGGCGGGGACAGGACAGAAGGTGTGATTGAAGACACCTTTAATAGCACTGCCCGTATTGTCGGTGATACCACGGAGATTACCCTGAGTGGTGATTGGCGTAACCAGCCACTTTACCTTGGGATTCCCTATGAGTTCCGCTATCGGTTTTCCACACTGGTGATTAAAGAAGAAGCCGTGGGTGGTGGTGAAATGACCGTGGGTAAAGGGCGGATTCAACTGCGGAATATCTCTCTGCTTTATAACCGTACAGGTTACTTTCGGATTGAGGTAACTCCCTTCGGGCGGGATACCTACACCTATACCTACAGTGGTCGGGTGGTGGGTTCCGGTCATAATCAGGTGGGACGGGTTCCCATTGAAGAAGGGGACTTTACCTTTCCGGTGGCTTCCAAGAACGACACGGTGACGATGGAGATTGTCAACGATACCTACTTGCCCTGCTTCTTTCTGAGTGCGGAGTGGGAAGCCTTTTATTCCATTCGATCTCAGAGAATCTAGTGATTAAGGAGAAGCGTGTGCTGACCGTAAGAGAAGCAACAGAAGATGATGCGGTCAGCCTTGCGCCACGGTTACGGTACGCTGATCTGACGGAGATTTATGCGGTGAGAGGCCGTGACGCCTGTACCGTGGAAGCTCTGCTGGTGGGGGTGAACTCCCCTGGTGGGTGTTATGTGGCGGTGGATGAAGACGATGTGCCACAGATTATCCTGGGGACTTACCCTTCCGGTGATCCGATGGTGGGTTATATCTGGATGATGGGGTCGGAGGCTCTGGTGAAGTACCGGACTCAGCTTTTTAAAGAGACTCATGGGCTGCTCCACAAGATCGGCTCAAAGTATCCGGTGCTGACCAATATGGTTCACAGCGATAACAAGGTGCATATCCGGTGGATTCAGTGGGCGGGGTTTGTGATTCTCAGGGAGGTTTATTTTAACGGGCATCGGTTCTATGAATTTGCACGACTGATGACTCATGCACAGATTAAAAGGAATCAAGAATGTGTGATCCGGTAAGTATTGCCGTGGCTTCTATGGCAATGGCAGGGGGATCGGCGATTGCCAGTCACCAGGCGCAGAGCAATCAGGCCAAGGTGCAGGATGCTTTGTATGAACAGAACAAGGTGAACAGTTATGCCTCTATGCGTAATCAGTACCTTGGGATTCAGAACCGGCAATCTCAGGAAATGGAAGCGGCATCTCAGCAGGTGCAACAGCGTACCCTGCAAGCCATGGAAGATCAGGCCACTGCCAATGTAGCGGCAGGAGAAGCGGGGGTTTCCGGTTTCTCGGTGGAGCGAGTGCTGCAAGATATGGGAGCCAGTGCCAGCCGTGATATTTCCACCATTGAACAGAATCGTGACTGGACGATGAGCCAGCTTACGGAAGAAGCCAAAGGCATTGCCACACAAACCCAAAGCCGGATTAACGGTGTATCGCAAGGTGTGAAACCAAGCCCGTGGGCGACAGCGTTTCAGCTCGGCGGTGCAGCGGTGAACAGTTACGGCCTGAAGAATCAACTGGAGAGTTAAACGAGCATGGACAACGTGACGGGGCTGCGGCCTGTGGGTTCTCCTGATAATACGCTGACCCGAAAGCGAGGTCGGAAAGTGGTACAGAACCGTGGAAGTAATGAACGGCTGCGGCCTTCTGCTTCGCCGGTGGATACTTTTATTGCATCGGGTAAGGCTCCTGATGTGTCGTCTAACCTGTTGCAACTTTCGGAAGCCCTGAAATCGGTGAATCCGATGTTGGGCAAGTACGCACTGGCGCAGAAAGCAGAACAGCAGGACGCTCAGGCAAGTCTTGAAAAAGAGCAGATGCAGAAGCTGAGGTACTACACCGAACTCTTTATGAAAGATAAGGAGTCGGGTGCGGTGAATCAGGCACAGGTGAAAGAGCTTCTGCCTGAGTTAGTACCGGCGGTGGCTGCGAGGGTGGCTCAGGCTACTGGTGAGAAAGAATCGAAGACGTGGCTCAGTGGTCGTATTCAAGCCATTCTGGAAAACGACGAGTTACGTTTAGATTCTCAGGCAAGGGACTCAGAGATTCAGGCAATCCGTTCTGAAGCTCTGGAACAGATTGGTGAGAATGAGTTTTACGGTGCAGGGTTTCTGAACCAGATGGATCGTTCCCTGAATGAGTTTTCGTCTACCTGGATGCGGGAGACTGCGGCGTATCAGGAAGATTTGCAGAAAGAATCATTAGCCAGTCATGTACTGGACACTCTAAGGAACGATGGTGATTTAGTACAGAAGGATCAGGAATGGCAGGACTCATCATCCCTGAACCACGCTGAACGTAACGAAGTTATTATCAATGCAGTCGTAGGTGAAGCGATCAGTACGCTGGATCATACCTTACTGGATAAAATTCCTGACCGCTTTTTGAATGCCACCAGTAAAACAGAAATCGCCAAGGCTAAGATGGATATTAACAATGGCCTTTATACCCAGTATGTGCAGCAGGAACGACTCAAGACGGACAGCTACAAGGCTTCTGTGCGTGAAGGTAAAGTGTCTGTGCTGGATCTGGCGGCTCAGGGTCAGCCTGTTAATCCTCTGGATTTCCGTGGGCAACCGGAGGTGTATCAGTTCGCTACGCAACTGGCGAATCAACCCACGGTGAATCCGGTAGCGAGCCAGGGGAAGGCTCGGCGGTTACGTTCCGGTTTGATGATGGGAGCGACTAACGGGGATTTTGCCGGTGCCATGGGTGGTGAGTTTGCCCTTCAGCTTTTTAACGATGAAATGTCGGAAGGCACATTGATTGAACTGGTGAGTTCGGCAGAAGGGATTAATCCGGCGGATAAGGTGCAGTTGATTAAAGAGATCCCTGTGTTGATGGAAGGGGTGAACTTTGTTCGTGATCCTGATTTCAATACCTACTTTGAAGACAATGTGGGTGGTGATGCCAAGGTGTATGCAGGATCGGCGATGGGTGGCTTACTGAGTCAGGCCGGTTATAACGTGATGGGTGAAACCCGCAAGGCGTATAACACGTCTATCCGTCAATCGGTGATGCAGTACATTGAAGATAAGGGTGAGATCCCACGGAACCGTCTTGAGATTATGGATAAAGCTCTGGATGCGGCGAAGCAACGGCTGACCACGATTCAGAAGACAGCGGTGGAACTGGCTAAGGATGAGTTCGGGAAGATTACGCCTAATCAATCTCAAGCCAATCAACCACAACCCAAGCAACCTCAAACACCTTTTGATGCCAGTGGGAATTTGATTCTGCCCAATGGTCAGACGATTAAGGTAATGGAGAAATAAAACAACGATGCCCGTTTATCAGGTAGGGGAGAGAGAATACGAACTCCCCGATGGGCTGAGTCAGGAAGATACCGGATACGCTTTACAGCAGTTGTATCTGAGAGATAACACTGACGATCAGCCTCAGACTACTCAAACAGCAACTCAAACAGTAACTCCACAAAACCCTCAAACATTCCCCTCCCCGAAAGCGAGCATTGATCCTGACACCCTTGCCCTTGATACCGACTGGCTGATGGCTACCCGTACTGTTCATAAGATGAATGAAGGACAGGACTGGCAAGGTTCGGATGCGGAGCTGGCGGAGTACGGTCTGGATTATATGGGGTGGTTTAATTACAACCTACCCAAAATGGCTTATGAAGCGAATCAGCTACGGGCTGCACCACAGGAACAGAAGGAAGCCTTTCTCTATTTGATGGATTCCTACGACAACCTTGATATGTCGTGGGGTGGTGTTGGACGATTCTTTAAAGGCGTTGCCAGTGATCCAACAACTTATGTGGGACTGGCTTCGTTAGGGATTGGCACAGCAGCGGCGCAGGGAACCAAGACTGCGACCAAGCAAGGACTGAAGGCTCTGTTAAAGCAGGGCATGAGAACCGGAATTATTGCCGGTGTGGAAGGTTCGATTTATGCCGGTACGGATAATCTGATCCGCCAGAACATTGAAGTGGACGCTGGTCGTAAAGACGAAGTGGATAACCTTGAACTGGCAGCAGTGACAACCGTAGGTGGGCTTGCAGGTTTTGCCGGTGGAACGGTATTGGATGCAGCTTCTAATAAAGTGCAGAGCCTGTTCCGTGGTAAGAGCAACGCTGCCAGTGAAGCGGTAGATGAAGCCGGTGGCGAAACCCTGACTGCCATTGCGGAACGGATGAAAGAGTCACAGCCAGAAACCGGCAGTGATGTAGCTGCTCGCACCAGTGCTGCTCAGGCGGATGAAGCTGGCAGTGAAGTAAGCGGCGAAGTGTTAAGCAATGTCTCGCTGGATGATTTGAATGTGCCGGAGTTACAGACTCCCATTCCGTTTGAATCGGTATCGCTGGAAGATCAAACCGCTATTGCCCGTAACATTGCTGATGAACTGAAAGAGTTGGATACGGTGCAGGTGGAATCGGTAATGGATGACCTGATTAACCATAAGTTTACCGTGAAGGAAGCCAACCGGTTCAAGACTGCAACATTACAGGCAAGGGATGAAGTGGCAAGGGAAGCCTATGAACTGGCGGAACGGATTAAAGCTGCACCGAACCGTGACCAACAGGCAGAACTGTTTGGCGAGTTTGAAACTGTGTATGCCCGTATGGGTAGCCTGATGAAGATGGACGAAGCGTTATCGTCAGACTCTGGTCAGGTATTAGGTAGACGGAAAGGTCGGCTGGATTTGAAATCGGTGGACTTGGATGACCCTGAGAGTTTTATCCGCTTGATGGAGCAGACGGAACAGAAGGTGGAAGTGGATGCCGTTCGGCGGGAGTACGCTGAGAAGATTCAAACCGCAGAAGATGACGGTGACTGGGCAGAAGCGGCACGACTGAAAGTGATGCGGGGGTTGGAGACTGAAGATGAACTGACCAAGATTCTCACTGACCCGAACAAGGGATTGCCGGAGAGCAAGATCAAACGGGGCTTGATGAAGTTCAATGAAATGGCCATCTCCAATGTGTTCTCGGCGACTACCGTATTAATCAACCTGGTGCCTTCGGGGATTAAGACGGTGGTGCGTCCTGCTATGGATGCGTTTTTGTCTGACCCGTTAGAGGAAGCCACAAGACGACAGATGGTGGCAACCTATTCTGCCATGGGATCTTCTGTTCGCAGTGCAGCTAAAGCGGCGGTGGCGGCGTTTAAGTATGAACAGTCGGTGTTGACCCGTGAATCAGGCCGTTTGATGGAAGGTGAATTGGCTATTGGGGGCAACAAAGTGTCTGGCAAGATTGCCGGTTCGATTCGCTTTCTGCCTCGTATCCTGAATGCTTCGGATGAGTTTTTGGGGCAGATCAGTTATCAGGGTTTTATTGCCAGTGAAAGTGCGGCCTATGCCTTTAAGGAAGGGACACGGAAGGGCCTGACAGGTAGACGACTGGACAGTTTTATTCGCCAGCATATTGAGGCGGAACTGAAGAATGCCTACGGCGGACTGGACAGTGAAGAAGCTCTGCGAACGGTGATTAATAAAGGCCGGAACCTTGGCTATAAAGGGGAACGACTGGCGCAGTACGTGAAGACGGAAGTGGGTAAAAGCGGTGAAGCTCTGCGACACGGTAAGGATGAAGTAGCGTTAAACCATGTGCGGGACTTGCTGTATAAGCGAGCCTTCAGTGGTAAGGGGGCTGCATCTTCTATGGCGAAACGCTATGAGCAGTTCGTGGCGGAACAGCCGTGGATGCGTGTGGTCGGACAGTTGTTCTTCAGGACTCCGGTGCGGGTGTTTGAAGAAGGTATCCGCTTGACCCCTGGTGTACAGATTCTGGCTCCTAACTTTATGGCGGATCTTGCGGGTAAGAATGGTAAACGGGCGCAGGTGAAAGCCAGAGGTGAAGCACTGACTTCGTTTGCCATTAGTGGAATGATTATGCAGGAGTACGCCAAGGGAAATATTACCGGCGATGGTGCTTATGACCACTGGAAGCAACAGCGAGCCAGAACCGATAGTGACCTGCCGGAACCCTATACCCTGAAGGATGAGGACGGGAATACCTGGAGTTACCGAAACTTTGACCCCTTTGCGACTCCGGCAAAGATTATCGTCAATGCCCTTGAACGGTTTGATGATTTAGCGACCCGTGAGAAGCAGGGTGAGTTTATTGCCAAGAAAGAAAAGGATAAGGCTCTGGCGGCTGTGACCGTAGGGACTATGGCGATTGCTACCTCTATTCGGGATGCGAACTTAATGGCGGGTGTGGCGGAAGGGTTGAAGCTGATGGAGTACGTGGCGAACCCTGAAGATAACGAACGGGGTGGCCTGAAGTTTGTTGCCAGTAAGTTACGGATGCTGGTGCCTAATACCCTCCATAAGATTGCCAAGACCAATGACCCGACGCTGGATGACCCTGCTACTTTCTGGCAGATGGTGGAGAGCCAGGTGTTGTTTGGTGGCAGCGGTGGGACTGTTCAGAAGCAAGGCTCCAAGTCTTACGATGTGTTGGGCAATGTACGGCAGTTGAATGATACCGGTGCGTTGTGGAATATCTTCTCGGACTCCACACCCGAAGAACGGGGGAAGGGACGCTCTGAAGCACAACTGAGGGTTCTCCGTGGGCTGGATCGGTTATCGAAACAGACGGGGATGACCTTTGCCATGCCGAATAAACATCGGCTGTTGCCTGGTGCTGACTTACGGGAACGGATGACCGGTGATGGGGATGAGACTCTTTATGATCGGTGGGTGCGGTATTACCGTGAGTTCCCTGTGACGGAACAGTTGGATGCGGTGATTGGTGCAGGGATGCCGGTGGGAACCAAAAGTATTAATGCTTCGACGGTGACGTTGGTGAATCAGATTCTCAGTAAATCCAGAGATGCAGCGTTTAGCCGGTTACTGGCGGAAGAAGCTCAGGTGATGCAAGGCTTTATTGACGGGAAGATTCGGGAAGCTGAAGTTAAATCAGGCTTTTGGGATCAGTGATGTTCAGGGAATCTGTTCGGGTTCCCTCCCTTCTTTTTCATTTCTCTTTTTAAAACAATTCTAATAAAGGTGATTTGCTATGGCTCTGTCCAGAGTCCAATACGAACAGCTTGTGACAGGGAATAAAAACTTTTCTGTGACCATGCCTTACATTTCTAAAGACGATATTAAGGTTTCCGTTGCTGGTGAACCGGTGACGTACAGTTGGTTGAACCCTCAGACGGTACAGCTAACGGCGGCTCCTGATGTGGGGCAGATTATTGACGTGCAGCGGGAAACGGAACGGACAAAACTGCTGGTGGACTTTCAGGATGCTTCGACCATTACCGAGACTCAGTTGGATTTGGCTACCCGTCAGGCGGTGTATCTGGCGCAGGAAGCGTTTGACCTGACCAACTCCACTATGGCGGTGGCGAATGATGGTTCTTATTCGGCTTCTAATCGGCGGATCTCGGTGTTGGGTGAACCGGATTCGGACGATGATGCGGCGACTGCGGGGTGGGTGAAAGGACAGTTTAACTCTGGCTATGATGCCCATGAAGAACGGGTGTTGGCTGAACAGGCTGCGGGTAGTGCAGGACTGTCTGAAAGTAGTGCTGCGGATTCTGAGAGTAATGCGGCGACTTCGGAGAGTAGGGCTAAGACTTCGGAAACGAATGCGGCGGTTTCTGAGAGTAATGCGAAAACTTCTGAGATTAATGCGGGGCAGTTGGCGGACACTGCTGCGAATCACGAAGCCAATGCTCAGGCTTATGCTGCCAGTATTAACTTACCGTTGGCTCCTGGGAATGATGGGAAGGTGTTAATTACTGACGGGACTAACTGGATATTCAGTAGTATGACGCTGGCTTCTCTGGTTCAGCGATTGACTGACCTTGAAAGTAAGACTGCCAATATATCGATATCGGGTTCAACTACGTTGTTCTCTGGTGAAATTCAGGCGGCGGATTTGAGTATCGGGAATTGATATGGCTTTACAAGAGAATGGACGTTTAGCGTTTTCGGATATTGTGGGGGAGTTTGGCGGGGAGGCTCCTCATAAACTGTCTGAGTATTACGGGAAAGGTGGTGTGGCAGAGAGTGGTGTTTTGAGGATTAGTGATTTTTATGGGAAGAGTGCCTTCTCTCCAACACATACATTCTTATTCACCAGAGGGACAGGTCAATATTTTAAAAATAATGTGGGGCATGACAGATTAGGTAATATCATAAATGGTTCACAAATGAACCCGAGTTATTTAAATGGGATATTGGTGGACGTTATTACAACAAATTTGGATAACACTTCTGGTGCTATTAGCTTCTATACAGCAAGAAATAGTCCAAGCGTTAATAATAAAAGACTATTAATTAAAGAAAACGGTAAAGAACCTTTCTATACAGATAGGATTCAATTTGGTTATGAATCTATCCTCCATAACATTAATAATGTGAAATCAGTTCAACTAGCAAACATTATTAAAGCGAACGTAAATACAACGATCAATTTGGAAATGTTTTTAGTGGACTAGAAAAATACCATGCAAGAAAAACTCTCACCTTTAGAAGCACTGGTGGGAATGACCACAACCGGTTTATTAATCGGTCTCGGTCAAATCTTAGGCTCCAACGAGAAGATCACTCCCCGCTTGATTATTGGACGGGCAATGTCCTCTACCGGTTTATCGCTGGTGGCTGGATTGATGCTGATTCAATTACCGAACCTTGGGTTAATCCCCTTGATCGGCTTATCGGCTTTGATTGCCTCGTTGGGAACCAGTGCGCTTGAACGCTTATTACAACATTACCTTGGAATTAAAAAATAATAAAGAACCATGAGTAAAACCATAGATATTCTTGAGCAGCTACACGGCGAAGTGGCGAAGCAGTTGCTTAAACGTATCCAGTCTGGCGGTGCCAAGGCTGCGGATTTTGGTCAGGCCATTAACTTTCTGAAGAATAACGGGATTGACGCTGAGGCTACTGACGGTTCTGCTTTAGGAGAACTTAGTGGCCAGCTGGCGGAAGTGCTTCCGTTTACTGGAACTGACTGCGACGAATCGTGAAGGCATTACCACAGGAGTCCCCGTTGCGGGACTTCAGGAATGTCCTTTATATCATTTGGGACTACCTCTGGAAATCAGGAGCGATCTCGGCTCCCAAGCCTGACCCTACTGAGATTCAATACGACATTGCCCATTACCTGCAACACGGCGACAGACGTAAGGTTATTGAAGCCTTTCGGGGGATTGGTAAGTCGTGGATTACTGCCGCCTATGTGTGCTGGCGGCTGCTGCTTAACCCGAACCTGAACTTTCTGGTGGTGTCTGCCTCGAAGGATCGTTCTGACCAGTTCACTATTTTTACCAAACGACTGATCCATGATATTCCGTTGTTCCAGCATTTGAGGCCAAAGGAAGGGCAGCGGAACTCGAACATTGCTTTTGATGTGGCTCCGGCGGGGATCTCTCATTCGCCTTCGGTGAAGTCGGTGGGAATTACCGGACAACTTACCGGAAGCAGGGCGGATGAGATTATTGCGGATGATGTGGAGTCTCTGAATAACTCTCTGACTCAAACCATGCGGGATCAACTGGCGGAACGGATCAAGGAGTTTGATGCGATCATTAAGCCTGGGGGTAAGATTACTTTTCTTGGGACTCCGCAAACAGAAATGTCCATCTATAACCAGATGCCCGACCGTGGGTATGAGGTGAGGATCTGGCCTTCCCGTATTCCGAAAGACGTTGATCGTTATAAAGGAATGCTTGCTCCGTTTATTGTGAACCTGATGGAGAAGGGTACAGCGGTTCGGACGGTGACAGACCCTCAGCGTTTCACCGATGAAGACTTACTGGAACGGGAAGCCTCTTACGGACGCTCAGGGTTTGCCCTTCAGTTCATGCTGGATACGTCTTTGAGTGATGCGGAGAAGTATCCGTTGAAACTTGAGGATCTGATGGTGATGCCATTGGATACCCGTATGGCTCCCGTTAAGTTGGTGTGGTCTTCTGGCTTTGAGCATGTGGTGAATGATGTGCCGTGTGTGGGGATGAATACCGACAAGTTCTATAAGCCCATGTGGGTTGCTTCGGATATGGCGGAGTATACCGGTTCGGTGATGTTTATTGACCCTGCCGGTCGGGGTAAGGATGAGACAGCCTTTGCTGTGGTGAAGATGCTTAACGGGTTTCTGTTTTTAGTGGACGTTGGTGGCTTACACGGCGGGTATAACGATACCAATCTGAAAGCATTGGCTTCTATTGCGGCGACCCATAAGGTGAATGACTGCATCGTTGAGAGTAACTTCGGTGACGGTATGTTTACTGAGTTACTGAAGCCTGTGATGTTTAGGATTCACCCTTGCCGGATTGAAGAAGTGCGGGTGAATATTCAGAAGGAACGACGGATTATTGATACCCTGGAACCTGTGATGAATCAACATCGGTTGGTGGTGGATAAGCAGTTGATCCGTAAAGATCATGAGTCTGCCAGTGATCCTAAGTATTCTCTGTTTTATCAACTGACTCGTATCACTAAGGATAAAGGTGCGTTGACTCACGATGATAGGCTGGATGCTCTTGCGGGAGCCGTGGCTTATTGGGTGGAGCAGATGGGCAGGGATACGGAGAAGGCTGCCAGTGACCATCGGGAGAAGTTGATGAAGATGGAGTTGGATAAGTTTGTTAAGGCGGCTGGTGGGAGTGTTAGAAGGAGTAGGGGGTGGTGTAATTGGTAATGATGCTGAGACTTCCGTAGAATCGTTCTGAAGGGTTTTCTATTCGATATGGCGTAGTATGTCATTGGGGATGGTTAGACTCTCAGGGATGATCTATGGAGGTCTGAGAGTATGTGGCTGTTGAAGGTTATGGGAGAGGCAGCTTATGTGTTGATCGCTCTCCTTCTGACGGTGCTGACGTTTGTGGATAAGGACAGTCAGCGGTGGCGGTTTAAACCTTCACGTGATAAAGAAGCCTATCTGATTCCTGTAGCACTATGGTCGGTGTATTGGATGCCGGTACTTCTGGATGCTCTTTAAGCCTTGCTATCAGTGGCTCTGCAATTACGACACATTATTGGAAAGAGAAACACTTTCTGAAGCCTCCTAAAAGTGATCTGCTCAGGTAAAACTATCTGAACGCTTTTATCGTCAGGCTGCTTAACTTTATGCTTCAGGCCGGTAGGTAGGGATTATCCCTGCTGAGGAACCTGACAGTGATCGGTGGAGAGGTGATGGCACTCTATCGGATCAGGCGACAGGGGATTCTCCTGGTGTTAAGCGGAATGGCGAAGCCAACCTAAAGTGAAACTACTAGGTAAACCTGTATTGGTTTATCTCTATAAGAGTTTCTTTTGGTTTTATCTTCTGTTGATGATTATTAATAATTATCCTTAAAAGAATAAAAACTTATAGATAAACTTTAAGAGTAACTACCAGTCAAACTTGTGGATGAATCTTTAGGTTTATCTGGTAGCTAGTCTTAAAGTATTACCGACAGTGTTTCTAACTTGGTTGATAATAATCATGGGCAGTGAATCTTGTGGTTATGTTTTGGATAGTCTCGAAGATGGTCTTAAGGTTTGTCTTGAAGATTTGAGTCGGAAATAAAATTACAGAAAATTGTGAGAGGTCTACTAGCGTAGTGCCTTCCGCTTTTCCCCCAGGTGGGTCGGTCTATCTGCTGGTGAATTTCGATGGTGCCGTGGGTATGGTTTGGCTATTCACCACAAGATACGCCACAAGTTATCTCTAAGTGATTGATTTGTAATGGTGTGAATGGCTTGTGGTATCCGTTTGCATTGATTGGGTTATGGTTTGGCTGGTGGTTGTGCTTATAGATGGGCTTAAAGTTTCCTGTCTTGGTTCTTGTTGTAGTGTTTAAATTTTTTATTCATTTCGATAAACATGGAAATAAACCTGAAGATCCACCACAACCTAAACCGCTAGATTCTCCCAAAGATTAAACACCGCTATTTTTTTTCTTCTAATGTTTGACTTATGGTATTCGGTAAGTAATAGTATGACTTATGGTATAGTTAAGAATAACAAGACAGGGACGCAGACACATGAAGAACAAACCGAGCAGAAGTCTAAACATTAAAGGCAACAAAGAATGGGAAGAGTTTCTTTCTTGTCTCGATTTATCTATAGAAGATCTCCAGCAATTAGATGGAATTGATCCCGTTGATATCGAGCTAGGCTCCTTTATGAAACGTAATGGTAAGGTTTATTTGTTGGCTAATGTTTCAGAAATAGCTTATCTAAATAAACCATGGTTATCAGACTATGATTTTTATGTTCCTGCCTCTGCACTATCTGGTGTACTGATAAAAATGTCCGCCTGTAAAGATTACTATCAGATATTTTCCTATAACACTGAAGATAACCAAGACGTTTAAACTAAACAGGGAGCTAAACCTAATGAACGCTAATAAAAAACTTGTTCTGATTTTTTGCAAGTCTCACGACTGGGGAAACTATAGCTACTTCGACGGGGAGACACTGGTAGTTATTACCGTGGATAAAGTCGAAAGGTTTTCTACTGTTAATGATCTTTTACAATGGGCTGGCTATTAGTTCATATTAAAGTTTGACTTTAACTATACGATAAGTCATAGTATTACAAAGTGAATAATAACTAAGAGGAACACAAAATGGACTTATATACATTACCCAACTTTAGAGCAATCAAGATTAAATTTGTATCTTGCACTAATCATAGAGGCGCCAGAGTAAAACTCACCGATGACTATGTGACAGAAAAAAAGCAATCGGTTTATCTCTCCTATGACTACGCAGTAGGTGACGTTTTCCAGCAAGCTATCAATTACCTTATAGAACGTGGTTTCAAGGTAGCAGGGAGAGCCACCACGGAAAAGGAATATATTGCACTGGTGGACCACTGGGGAGATGACTATAAAACCCTGAAGTAATCTTTTAGATCTTCAGCTATGCCAAAAGGCAATCTATACCGATGTTGTTTTATCAGGAGTCATTACTAACCGTAGTGGCTCCGAGTAAACCAGCAAGATAAACCAAAAGAGAGGATATAAGAAAATGAGAAAGCCAAACCCTTTAACACCTGATGACCTGGACACGGTTATCACTGAATTAGAAATAGGCGATGAATTTATTTCTCTTTCAGGCACTCGCTACAAGTACGTAGGTTTAAAAACTGAAACCACTAAACACCTTACTTCAACTCATCCTAGCGGGTGGAGTTTTAAAACTGAATCAGTAGAGATTTTTTGCACTGATGCAAGGGTAAAGAAAGTTTAACCATTAACTAAACAGGGAGAGCAATAAATGGAAATCATCGGCACTTACACAGTAGAAGCGACTTATGGAAGCGGCAAAACACCTTGCGAGGTTTTTGTAGCTGAAGATGATTCTGGGAATTACTGGTACTGCGTAGATGGTGGGCGGGTAGTTAATTGTACGACCACCGAATTAACTGAAGGTGTGGACATTGAAGAATTACAGGATATTGATTGCTTCACCTGGAGCAGTCCAATAGCTACCGAGAGAGAACTAGCAGAAGCCTGTGAAGAATAAATAAAGGTTTATCAGTAGGTATTCCTTTGAGTGCCTACGAGTAAACCAACAGGAAGAAAACCAAAAGAGAGGATGCACTATGCACGCTACAACTCCATTTAAAAAGACTGAAGCATTTGAAGTAATTAAATCAATGCGAATCGGTGAGACTCCTACCGAGTTAGAACTGGATCGGCTTTATCTGTTTTTCGCTCCAACTGCGACTAGAACTAATATGACTGGTGAACAGTGGGTAGCTAAAGCAGTCGCTAAAAATGATGTTCGATTTTATCTGAATTATGTCCATGTGAAAGAAGGCGCTATGTATGCTTCAGACGGTCATAGACTGCGCTGGATCAAAACAGATAAAGAAAATGGCTTTTACTGTCCAAAGACATTAGAACCAGTGGATCTCGATGCGAAATTTCCAGAGGTTGAACGGATTATCAACAATAACTGGGGATCTGAAGGTGTTGAGCATGAAGAAATTAATGTTCAACCAACTGAAGACACTGGCAGTAAAAAATCAATATGGCGGTATGACTTCTTAACTAACGGTACTGGCTCCTGTCTCCAAAAGAATTACATGGACTCGGCACTATCTCGAAAGACTCCTTTTACATTCACTGTGAAAAACGACGGTACTGGTGTTTACGGTGAATATAGCGACGGTGCGAAGTTCATCGTTATGGGTATGAGAGTTTGAAGTTATTTCACCAATGGGCATTCGTTTGAGTGTCCATGAGTGAAGTAACCAAAAGCCAACCAACGGAAGGAACCAGAAGATGAACCATTACTCACTACTCACAGAACTGACTGACAGTGGTCTGTATGAACTGGCAAGTGAGCTACAGGAAGTCATTATCAACGAAGATCCAGAGGACTATGACAATGCTTAACGAAGCCTTGAGAAACAATCTCTCACCAGAAGAAACTGCTAAGTATTGTCTGGAAGGAAAACCACAAGATGCTCTCTACCAGGCACTTCAGAAAATTGAAGAAGTCTCAAAGGGTAATCAGGAAGCTACTGAATCATTATTGGATAAGATAGACGACCTGAGTAGTCGATTGCAGCAACTTCTGGTGATAGCTGAAGACGACACTGAGAGAGAACTGACAGAAATGAACCAGGATCTGACTGAAATTCGCTCAGATTTGGTGCAATTAAGGTTGCGCTAAAAAAAAACATTTTTATTTTTGATCGTCACTCATTTACTTGAAAATCTCGCATAGCGAACAATACGAATAACAGGAGGTAAGCGACTACCAACAATAGGTATTACCCACAATTTATCCACAGTATCTCCCCAGCTTTGTCTGCTGGCTCCGTGGGTAAGTACTGTAGTAGGCTTTAAGGAAAGCAGCGTGGGAAGTAAAGTAAAAACCTTTATCCACACGAACTGTTTAAAAAATGAACAGGCTGAGAGCCGAGAGGGGAGCCGGAAAAATGGAAGCCATTGCGGTAGCTATACCCTCAAGAAAGTACTGTTTATTTATACAGTAAATGAGCTTACACTATGTAAGGACAACGGAATGACATATATGCAAGGGAGCATTGCAAAACTAACCCATAAGGAGGTTGACCTTGTAGATCCAAGAAATTTAGCTTATGATTTTAACTATCCGATAAGTCATAAGCACTCAATTAGGCATACAAAGCCTTGGCGATTAACAACAATAAAGAGTGAGACTTACATGGATACAGAACTCTGCCATATTGATAACTTTTGCGGCTACCAGGTTTCCGTAGTTAAGCGTAATGATGTGCTGCCTGAAGAAAAGTTCTTTGAAGCATATCGAGACAGCGATATAACGTCGCATGTGCGTATTGGCTCAATTCAGATGTACGTTAGCAATGAAAAACTAGCGAAACGAAAACGGGACGCAATAAGGGAGAAACATAGAGATGAACTTTTCCAAGAAGAATAAATACATCGAAGTAATAGATTTATTCTGGACGGTTTACGATGGGATTCCTTCCCAGGCAATGATGATTTATTTCCTTGTTGCTGAAAACGAAGGGATCTCCATGACCGAATTAGAGAAGTTGTCAGGGATAAGTCAGGCTGCGATCAGTAGAAATGTTGGGAAACTGGGAGAAATAGACCGGAACCATGAAGCAGGTTTAGGTTTATTGAAAACTGAAAGAGATCCTATGGAGCGTAGACGGTTGTTAGTCTACCTCTCCGCTAAAGGTAAGCGATTCTTTGAGAAAACAAAAAAGATACTCGACGAATAATCAGTCAGTAACGATAGGAGGAAACCTATATGTTCGATCCTTACAGTATATTCATTTTGTGCTTAATCATTTTGTTTGTAGGAGTTGCGCTAAGTTAAATCTAAATAACAAAACACAGGGAGAAGTTTATGCCAATCGCTAAGAGAGGGAACAGTTACTTAATGACCGTCAACGATAAGCGACTACCAGACAGACGACTGAGAGTCAGCTTTAAGACGGAAGCAGAAGCAAAAGCATACGAACTTAAAGTGAGAGCAGCACTGGAAAACAATGAAACCATTCCAAGTGCAAAGCCAGGAGCAGGGAAGCAAGGGACTCCATACACTTTAGAACAACTCTACAATCTCACCTATGACCGCTACTGGAAAAACAGTGGTGGTGAAAAAGAACTGAAATCTCATGCTCGCATTGTCCTTAGAACTATTGGCGAAACCGTAGCACCTAAAGACGTAGATGAGACAACCATAGATGCAATGATCCAGGTCTTTGAAGATCAAGGGTTATCAGACAACACAATCAATCGACGTTTAAGTGTGATCTCCAAGATGCTTGGCTTTGCCCTTGATCGTGGATTCATTCACCGAAAACCCAAGATCGAACGTAAGCCAGAAGGTGAACATCGGGTCAGATACTTCAGTCAAGATGAGGAAGAAGAACTAATTGCTTACTTCCGGTTCATTGGTTGTCACGATCTGGCGGATATGGTCACGGTTGCAGTTGATACAGGTCTGAGAAAAGGTGAACTGAAAAAGATCACTGATAAGGACTGCAACTTTGAGGAAAACCTGATCCAGCTACCAGGTAATATCACTAAGACTCGAAAGCCAAGGGACGTTCCCATGACCAAGCGAGTCACTGAGATCCTGAAACGATACACGCAGGAAAAAGGTGTGGTGTTCAAGGGGTGGCCTGACAGTACCATTCAGAAGTATTGGAACAAAGGACGTAAGCACATGGGCATGATGGATGATCCACAATTTGTATTCCATGCCTTGAGACACACCTTCTGTTCACGACTGGTACAACGTGGGATACAACTTCAGGTTGTCGCTAAGTTAGCAGGACACAGAGACTTAAAGACGACACTAAGATATGCACACCTGGCACCAAGCAACTTGAGGTCTGCGATTGATGTATTGGATAGTTGA